CGTCCTCGTGCGTAATGACACCGGGGCAGATCTCGGTTTTGGCAAGGCGGCAATGATTAAAGGCAGTGGCTATTTTGATCAAGATCCACTGCCGCGTCGCAATCCTGATTATCGCACCGGCTTTTATAGCGCAGTTGCATTAGCTCCCACCACCCACCTGATGACGCCGGACTTTACGCGGATCGGATTAGCTGTCGAGCCAATCAAAAACGAAAAGTTTGGCTTGATGGCAATAGCGGGTTTAGCGATTTCAACGTATCCGAATTTTATGGGGTATGTACAGCCAATCACAGGCGGGGTGGCTCAGGGCATGTTTGGGTATGCCAAAGTTGTTGCGACCTCGCATCTCGGTCTGTCCGTACCGAGAGACTTTAGCGTTTGGGATCTCTCAACGCAAAACATGTACAACGTTTACGAGTTGCTGACTATCGGCACTGACAAGCTTGCCGCTTTGCAGGGTGGATACCAAAGCCGAGTCATGGACCCATACAATATTGCTAGCTGGCAGGTTGTTGGCGACAAGGGCCTAGTCTACTGGAATGGTCAGACCTGGGACATTGTTTCCCCTTGGTGTCCAGGGAGCGACGAATAATGCCCGATGAACCAAACCCGATTTACAACGGTCGCACCTGCGTATACTGCGATCCAGAGGAGCAGCAAGCACAATGCCGCACCTGCAAAGACGGAGTTTGCCGGCATGCGAAGTTGCGTCACAGAACGTGGAATTTCCGCCTGACCAATGCGGATGGATTTGTCGGTGTGGCAAACGCAAGCGGAGCAAGCTTTGCTGCCGAGTCGGCATGCTGCGATCGCTTGACCTCGATTCAATGCAACGTACCGTTTGGATTCTTCGGGGAATGCCCGACACGGACGATTCGCTCATCAAGCTACAAGTGGAGACGGTACACGCAAACATTCTCCTCGGTCCGTGAGAAATGGCGGATATGCTCGAATCCAAGCTCTGGAGAGTGCGTACGCATTGGGCCGGTCGACATTTGCAGCCAAACAATCCAGTACGCGAAAGCTTGCGTCCAGGGCTGGGTTTTGGTGACGGAAATTGCCCAGGTCCGTTTGTTTGTTACTCGAACGGAGCCTCGCTACAACTGCGAACCGGAGCGCTGCCAATTCCGTCTTGCACTCGTGATCGATGGCCGAATCGGATTGTCATGGGCGACGCAAATCACCGAAGGCTACAACGTGACCGTCAATGGCACGAATACCCTGTGTGGTACTGGTGGGCAAAGTCCTTGCAATTCTGGTCCATCTGCAAACTGGCCTGTCGGTCAACCTCCTGCGTTCGACACAAACATCCCGGTAACCATGCATCCATGGCGGCAGATATGGCGACGATCGGTCGATCACCTAGATTTTCCGATGACTTTCAATGTTGCCAATTCTGTTTCCTCGACATGCGGTCCCAAGTGCGCTGCTGACATCAATGGTCTGTTTCCGACTTTCGGCGACCCTCCCGCGTTTGTCTGCGATGCTCCACCGAGTCCGACTGAATGCGTCAACTGCTTCGGTGCTTCGGTCAGTGAGGATCTCTGCACGCCTGGCACGTGCGAGAATTGCCCCTCGGCGGCATACCCTTTTGCTGCCGAGTTCGAGGGATCGCGGCAAAGCTTGATCAGCTCAACTGACAGCGGAGAGCAAAACACTCTCGGTGGTTTCCTTCCCGATACGGACTTTCCGCAAGAATGGACGGTGGAGCTGTGGTAATCGATCCCTTCAATCATCCGGTCAAGCCTGGCCCGTTCACCGTGCAAGTCGTCGACGGAATCACCGGAATGCAAAACGAGTTCGGCGAAGATCGCTACCTTGAGCCACAGCAACGCGATACGGGCTGGCCGGCTTTGCATTTGTACCCAATCCGCAATCGGCAAACGTGGGACGCAACTGCCGCAGCTGCTTGGCTAACCGAGTGGGTTCGCTGGAGTCTTCCCGGTGGATGCGATTGCGCTGGACACTGGGCGAACTTGATCAAAACCAATCCGCCGCGATTCGACACGCTTGATGACTTTTTCGCATGGGGTAACGAGGCACACAACGCCGTCAACGCAAGAGTAGATCGAGACGGATCGCATCCACCTGTGCCACTTGCCCAAGCTACGGAGATCTGGTCGAGGATTGCCGCAGCTGGGCAGGTGGCTTGGTTTCGTCCTGTTAAGGATACCATCAAAGGTGGTTCGCGTCTTGTGATCACCATCGCAACTGGCAAGGCTCGCGAATGGCTGCGAGTGACCGAAGATTCGATGCGAGAGTACGCACGCATTTGGGGGGCTGATTTTGTAGTTCTCAAGGATACCACCCAGGGATGGTGGGGGCTTGAAAAGTTTCGCGTCCACGAATTTGCCAAGGAGTACGATGAAACGCTTTATATCGATGCCGACATTCTTGTCACCGAATCTGCCTTGACTGATGAGTACTGGCTTCCTCAGTGGAGCTCGGCTGCCATGCACAACGAATATGGTTATCTGCCATCGGCTAGCTGGGTTAAACCATCTTGGCGAGAAGTAGCGAAGTGCCTTGGGGCTTATATGAGCCCTCCTATGGAAACCTCCCTAAATTCGGGCGTTGTTTATTGTCGTCGCGAATATGCGGACGTGTGGCAACCCCCCAAGCTTCCAATCCCGACCAGTCACGTTGCGGAGCAGGTTGTAGTCGGGATGAATTTCCTGAAGTTCGAATGCGAAACACACGAGCTACCCGAAGGGATGAACTTGCAAGTTTGGAACCCACGCTTCGAAGAAATGCTTCCCACTGCTGCGTTCGTACATGCATCGGGCCGAGACAAAAAGCTTGAGCTACTAAAAACCCTCGCCGAGCAGCTGGACGCAGCCGGCAATCCACCATTATCTCTACCAAAGGATTGACGGAATGCGATGACCAAGGATGTTAGGCTTGATGACTCGAGCAAGAGTGATGCTCGCTCTGAGTCCCAACATGGTTCGAATCATGCTGCCGGATGACAGCGAGATCGACTTGGTGTTAATCGATTGCTTCACTCCACCGATGACGCGCAAGACGCAGCATAAACGCTTGGGAAGCGACACGGATCCTCCCGAGTGGTACGTGCGTCCTTCGCGTTCGCCCGTCGAAGTCTACGACAAAGACGTACCGAATCCCGCTGGAGTCAAAGCGTATCAAGCAACGGTCTCGCTGCTCGAACAATGCCCCCAGTGGACTCGCGTGTTTATCCCCACCCCCAAGCATGATCGCGAATGGTTTCGCCATCTCAAGCCGCAAAGCAAGCAGCCTGGTCACCTGTGGCTAAGCGAACACGAGACGCTTTCCGAGCGTCTTGTATCCATGGGAGTAGCAAGCAAAACACCACCGCAACACGGTGCTGATTTGTTGGATGGATCGCCAATCGCTCTAGCGCAGGAGGATAATTCGCTATGGTCGTTTTCGCCGAACTAAAACACTTGATGCCGCACAACTCGGGCCCGATGGGTCGGTATCGTCGGCAACCTCGCAACACTGCTCCATCATGTCCATGTTGTGGCAAACGATACAAGGCCGCGTCGACTCGAGAGCGAATCACCTGGTACTACCCTATTTGCGACTGCGCACCACAACGCGGAGTTGCGCGAGAGCGACCAAGCAAACATGGCTAAGAAACCACCACCCGCAGCTGCTCCCGATGACTTCGACGACGAAGCACCACAGCAGGATCAGTACGACAAGCACCGGAAGCGGCAAGCCTCACGAGCCAAGGAGGAGTCGACCGAGGCCAGAGACATTGGGCCAATCCCCAAGGTAGGCAATCCAAAGCGTCGGGAAGCATGTCGGACGGACCTCAAAAAGTACTTGCTGACCTACTTCAAAGAGTCCTTTCCTCTACCGTTTAGCCCCGATCACGAGAGAATCCTAAAGGACATCGAGCAGCGAGCCCTAGAGGGTGGGCTCAAGTGTATCGCCATGCCTCGTGGAAGTGGCAAGACAACTATTTTGCTGCGAGCAATGCAGTGGGTTCTATGCTACGCTCACCGTCGATTTGGAGTACTCGTTGAAGCGGACGAGGGAGCAGCCGAGGAATCGCTCGACGTGGTCAAGATCGAGTGGGAAACCAATCCGCTATTGCTCGAAGACTTCCCCGAGATTGCTTACCCCATTCGTTGCCTCGAGGGGATCACCCAACGAGGGAACGCGCAGACCACCCAAGGCAAGCGAACGCTGATCGGATGGAAACGCAAGGAGCTTGTATTTCCCACCGTCGAGGGCTCGCCGGCGAGCGGTGCAGTCATCCGCGTGACTGGCATCATGGGCCGGGTTCGGGGAATGCAAAAGGTGACCGCTGACGGCAAGACCCAGCGACCTGACTTCGTTCTGGTGAACGACCCCCAAACCGATACATCCGCCCTATCAGATGCCGAGTGTGCCAAGCGTGAAAAGGTGATCGGCGGTGCAATCCTTGGTCTAGCTGGGCCTGGTAAACGGATCGCTGGATTTGGAGCCGTGACGGTCATCAGAGAGGGTGACGTAGCAGACCGGATGCTAAACACCAAGCTCATGCCGAAGTGGCACGGTGATCGATGCAAGCTTGTTTACGAATGGCCGACTAACACCGACCTATGGAACAAGTACTTTGATTTGCGATCCGAGGAGATCTCCGAGGGCAACGACGAGCATCCCAAGGCGACCAAGCACTACAAAGCCAATCGCAAAGAAATGGACGCAGGGTCCAAGGTAGGCTGGGAGCACCGAAAGTATCCCCACGAGCTATCCGCGATCCAGCATGCAATGAATCTGCGGTTTGACAATCCGGACACATTTGATGCCGAGTACCAAAACGAGCCCAAGTCAACTACGGTTGCAGTCGATGGCATGCGATGCCTGACATCCGACGAGTTTTGCTTGCGGATCCTGCCAACCCACCGACGCGGGGAAATACCGGACTGGGTTGAGCATATCACCCTGGGTGTCGACGTGCAGGGTTCGTCGCTGTGGTGGACCGTCTCCGGTATTGGAGCAGATTTCTCCGGGTTGATTGTCGACTATGGGATCTGGCCCGAACCAGGTATCGATTACATCACGCTCGACGAAATCGACCGTACCATCATCCGCGCAACCGGGATCCGATCGCAAACCGAATCCCTGCTGGCTGCGCTTAACAAGCTTCGCGAGGAGAGACTTGCAGTCACCTACACCCGAGACGACTCGACGCAGCTGCGGCCCGAGATCATGGTTGTGGATGCGGGGTTCCAGAGCGAAACAGTGTACAAGTTCTCGCAGATGCATCAGCATGTCATTCCGACCCACGGCAAGGGGGTGACGGCCAGACAACGTCCATGGAACCAAGAAAAGAAGAAATCCGGCGAGCGGATGGGCTTTGGTTGGAGGATGCCACCGACGCGAGGAACTAGGGCCCCGCGGTACGCGCTGGTCGACACCAACACATGGAAGACGGCAATGGCGGATCGCTGGACGACCGAGGCCGGCGAGCCTGGTGCCTGGTGGCTGTATCGAGCCGCTCCGTTGCGTCACCGGATGATTGCGGACAACCTCTCGGCAGAATACCCAACCAAGACCCAAGGGCACGGTAGAGAGCTATTTGAATGGGGGCAGCGACCCGGGAGAGACAACCACTTTCTCGATGCGACCATTCTATCCGCAGTCGGCGGATCGATCCTCGGTGTCAAAGTCCCCGGGGAATCGGATCGCGTGGTGCGTCGTCGCAAAATCAGCATGTCCGAGCGGTCCAAGCCGACCTCGGCCGTAGAGCCTAGATCGGTCGAGGATCGCGTGGAAGCAGTCCAGGAAGCGGCCCAGCAGCCATCGGGTAAAATGAGTCTAGCCGAAATGCGAAAGCTCAAGCGGAGGGGTTAGTTTCCGATTGCTGTGCCGCCGTTTCCCATGCGGCATATACAGCGTCACGAAAGTTCGTCCATGTTTTCACATCGACTGATTTCGCAATAGATTCGAGAAGATCGATCTCTACTCCGCCTCTCCATGCGTCCGCAAGCAGTGGCATTGCGCCTCTTGCGGGATAATAGTAATCTCGCTCAAGCAATCGATTCCGGATGATGCCCTGAATGTAAAACAGCCTACTAGGGAGTTTTGCAGGGTCGCCCTTTGCAACGGTGTTATCTGTCGCAATGCTATTGTTTTGTTCGTGAGACATGTTTTTTTTCCTTGTAAGCTTTAGACGCTCTGATTGCGCTTTCAATCGCCATCGCTTGGTTGTCCGTCGTGTCTAGGTAGTCGCAAACGTCGACGGCCAAACGAAACGTCTTCGTGCGCTTTGTGGGCTTGTCCGATGGCGGTCTTCCACGCGGACGTTTTGTTGTCGGTTTAGTTTCTTCCACGGTTTATTCCACGCCTAATTGCTTCGCGACTTTTGCGTCGTTCGCCACGGCCTCGGCCAAGACGGCATTCCAGTTTTCTCCGTTTTTCCACGCAGCCAATACCGCATCGCAAACCTGCTCTGGGCAAGATACGTTTTCTTCCTCTACGATGGCGATAATCTCTCGGCGGGCTTCTTCGTCGGTCTTAACCCATACTTTGACGGCTTCGTCTGCGAGCTTCCTGGCTTCGTCGATGATCGCTAATTGGTCGTCCGTGAGTTTTTCCCACGATCCAACACAACCCCGCTTGGTAGTGAATCGCGCCCCGTTCCATCCGTGAAACGTAATCCGCTCCTTTTTTGACCACGAGACGTTCCAGCCCTTTTCCGTCAATGCGTCGTACACGGCCTCGCTGTACGTATTGGCTGCATTTTCGAAATCTACCTCGTCGATTCCGTCCTTGTTGATTTCGTTTTCTTGCACCCATTCAACATTCTTGCAAACTTCGACGCTTGGCATTTTTTCCGAATCATCGCCTTCGGTGTCCTGGTCGCTGTTTTTAATCCAATTGTTATAGTCGTCCATCGACTCGAAAGCTTGGAAACCACCCTCTACCTCGACGATCTCTGCGGCCCATGGTGCCGCTGCTTGTGCTGCTTGGATTGTTGCTACTTCGATGAATTCTTGACGCATGATAAAGCCCTTTACTCACGCTTGGCGTTGTTCGCGATGCACTGTGCGTCGCTTGTACATGGGATTCTATCGTCTGCCTATTTTGTGTCAATACAATAATTCGAGATAGAAAACAGTTTTTCCCCGAATCCATCGGGACCACGAACGGGACCACAAGGAGAGAAAACCAAGCTATTTCGTAGGGGTGCGAGTCTTGCTAAGACTCGCAATCATTGAGTTTTGCTGTCGAATCCGTCAGCTCGCAATTACTATTGCCCTGCCTTGCCGGAAAGCCACGACCGGTTTTTTGATCCCTTGAATACATTTTCGCTAGCTCCAAGTCCGGCCCATTATCCGGAAGGCAATCGCACCAAGCTATCACGGCTGAACCTCTGGCCGAATTACCATGGTACACGACAAAATACGGGCAGTTTTGATCACCAGCCGCGTACCGGATGTAGGCGCAATATGGCAGAGCTGATCCTTCGATCCATGCAAGCACCACCTTTCGCTCGGCGGGGATGTCGTCTTGCGGAGAAAGAGGGTGAGAAACTTTTACCCAATGTTTTTCCATGCTCATTCGCTTGTTTCTGTAGTTGGTAAATCTAGGCCATCATTCTTGACCCGTAAAATGATTTCCGCATCATTGCAGCTAGTGTAGCAGCTCTGGCCGGACTCATTTGCAGTCGCCTATTGTGCACAGGTGAACCGCATCGATTTGCGTCATCGCTGACCATTTTTTCGAAATAACTCATCGCAACAACTCCAGTTTTGCCTTGCCCATAATCTCTTTGACCGTTGCCTCTTTGCCCGTCCGGTGATCCTTGACGAGCCCTCGCGAGAAATTGTACGTGCGCACGACAGTATGGTCGTGGATCACTACGTCACGTCTAGCCTTACGATCCCGAGCGAGCGCGGCGGCTTTGGCATCTCGAATGCGTTTCTCCAGCTCAGCGAGAGCAGATCGATAGCTGGCCTCTCTCGTTCGACAATCAGCATAGGCGGAGATTCCGGTGGCTGCGTCAGTGATTCGGCAAGCGCTTTCGATCTTGTTGCGATTTTGTCCGCCTGGTCCTGTGCCACGCATGTATTCCACTGTGCGTCCATTTTTGGTGCTTTTGGTCATCGTCTACCCCTCTAGTAGTTCCGTCGAATGATTGGCAACCAAATGCAATAGGACCGATACAGTCCTGAGATGTTTGCGGGATGCACGATTACCATGCCCTCAGGCACTTCGTTTTTTACTTTGTAGATTCCGAATCTCAAAGAATGCCATCCGTGGGGAAGCTCGTAAGTCGGGCACCAAGAGAACTCGATCACCCAACGACCGACCAAGGCTTTTGCCGACGGAACGTTTTTCAGGTTTTTCAGGTAGCGTCGCATTTGTCTAATTGCCCCTAGTTACTACTAAATTTCAAACGCTCGCGCACATCCTGCACCGGTGGCTTGGCCTTGGCAGTCGCGGTCAGATCCTCGACCAGTGTGTCGCAGATTCCCCGCAGGTGCTCGTTGTCTGCTTCGAGCTGCTTGACCTTGTCCCGCAGCCGTCGCAGTTCCGCAGCTGCGAGTTGGCTGGAGTCAAAAAGAGCAGTCAATAGTCCCGGGTGCGTCGTCCACTTGTCCAGAATCGCTAGGGACTCCTCGACGGTCAGTGGGATGCCCTCGATCTTCGTTTCCTCGTCGTGATTCGTTTGCTCCGCCATTGTTGCCCCTTACCCTTCTCCGAAGCTCTGGTGTCATGGCCTTAGCGGCAACCAATGCCGCTACAAGCTCCTCGATCAACTCGTCTCGATCCTTGAGCATCTCGCCGTATCGGTGTTTGAGATGCTCGGAGACCTCCGCCGAGACAGCAAGCGACGCTACTGCCTCGGCAATCTCTCGCGGTGTCGCTACTCGCACAAGCTCCCGCAACGAGCGTAACCAGCGATGTCGACCCAGTTGTCCTTTTTGCGTTGATGGAATTCGCGGGACATCTTCATACAGATCAAAGCCATCGCAACGTGCCGAGGCTCAAACTTAGCCTCTTCCGCAAGCATGTACTGAAACAAGCCTGTCCACATGTCCGCAGTCTTCTTGAAATCCTGCTCTGGTGGCCCATAGACTGCTTGCCGATCTCCTCGCGTGATGCGAGCGGCAATGTCCAGGATGTCTTCGTCGTCAGCTCCCTTGGATTGCTTGGTCTCGTCGCGAGCCAACTGGATTCGTGCAATCGCCGTAGCCAGGTCGATAGCCGGCGTTGAAACAAACTTCATCCGGTCATTCTCTTCAAAGACAACTAATCGAATCCGCTTGCCGGACCAAACCGCGATGAACAGCTCCGCAATAGCTCCAACGGAATTTTCCCAGCCTGGCAGCAAAACAATTTCATCGCATCGCATTACCGCTTCGAAGCAACGGCGGATGATCTTTCCGAAGTCCATGCCTGGCTGCACGACGCAGTAAGCAGGGTTGGCGAACTTAGGTTCTAATGTCGGATCAAAGTTATCCTCCTTGCGGTCCTCGTCCGCTGGATTGATGACCTCGTATCCAACATCACGCAGAACAGCAGCAACCCGATCGAACATCGGGAAGTTGTAGAAGGCGGATCCCCGCATCGGCCCAGCAAGATATAGGACGCGATGGAGCGTCGTGGCTTGTGTTAGTACTTCCGCTTCGACTGGAGCAGACTCGCAACTATTCGAGATCTCCGAAGTGTTCGCGGCGGTCGAACTATCCGGGATTTCCGGATTGTTGGTGCCGTCATTTGGTAGCAAATCCAATGCATGCTCTAAAACCCATACGGGCTTAAGTCCGGATACTATTTCAATCTGGCACTCGCATGTCCGACCATTGCTGCTACGAAGCTCTGTAATTTCCCCGACCGCATCTTTAAGAATGCTGTGTTGCGCCTTCACCCGAACCAAATCACCAACCTTAAACCTTGCTACCGCTTCCATGATTTCTCCTGTCATGTTGTAATGAAAAACACCCTTTATTCGTTACGCTGCGCCCCTGTGGATCAGCGGCGAAAGGTAACTTACTCGATCGATAATCGGGATCTGTAGATTCAGATGCCCAAGGCCCCGCTGGACCAACTGGACGCCATAGCCGTTTACCCAGTCGGTTAGGTTCTGATGCATCCAAAACGGTTGTAGCTGGCACAGACAACCGGGGTTCCACGCACCAATTGGGCCGGATGCCACCGTCCGCTTGGTCGCCAAGTCCATCCGGTGAGTGTGCCCAAACCATACGTTGGCGTTGTATTTGCCGAGGTGGGCCGCTGCCGCCGCTTTGGCTGTGTACTGGCCGTGCGTGAAGTAGCAGTTATCTCGAAAGATTGTGCCTGGCACATGGCACCCGTCGTACCATTCGCCTTGCTTGTAGATCGGTATGCCTCGCTTGGACAAATGCAAAACGATCTCGGTCGAAAACAGCTTGTTGAGCATTGCAACGTCTCGCTTGCTTCCTTTGCCGGATCGCAGTGCATCGGTGACGATCCACTTCTCGATGCGTCGCTCGTGGTTTCCCTCGAGGTACTCAATCACCGCTCCCGGAGCTGCGGCTTGAAGCTCGTCGAGGAACTGGTTCGTGGCGTTGCAATCATCCTCGAAAGTGTAGGACGATTCCGCGACGTAGCCCCAGGTATGGTGCTCGGCCAAGAACCCACCGCAATCGAGATGATCACCGAGAAGGATGATCGAGGCCGGCTTGAGCATCCGAATGTCGGCAAGCATCGCCGAGGCTGCATGCTGATCAACAAAGCATCCATGGCTATCTGGCACGATCACTCGCAGCGTCACGCCACCCTTGCTGCTCCTTGCCTTGCGATCTAGTCGAAGTTTGACCTTAGAGTCGCGGATCCGCTCCAAAGTCGCTTCGACTCGCTCCCGAGCTGCTCGCTCTTGTGCTAATGCCTCGTTGGCCGCTTTGAGCTTGGCCTTGAGCGTAAGTACGTCTTGGGACTCGACGGCAGTTTGCTTGGCATGTTTGTCCAGCTTGTGTTTAATTGACACTGGAGCTCTCCACGTTTTGCAACCACCGAGCAAATGCAGTTTCGCTGATCTTCACCACCCTTGCGGAAACGAAGCGATAGAAGTCACGCCGAGTGGGAAGCAGGGTTCGAGTTTCGCCACCTGCCGCCCAATCCTTCGCCAGTGCGAGCAGCTCGTCGGAAGTCTTTTTGCTCCGCTCGCGAAGATTGTCAAACCAGTCTCGTGGCTTGCCGGTCGATCGAAACTTCGCGGCATCCTGTCGGACGACCGCTAGGAGCAGATTCCCCGATTGCTTTGGCTTTGGTTTGATGGCTGGTCTACGTGGCATCTTGCCCTCTCCTGGTGGATCCTGTTATCCGGCAGTAGCGACCAAGTTTTGATCGCTCACCGGTTGTGGTTTGTTTGGTGGCGGGGGTGGCGGTACGTTGTGCTTGATGGTGTCCCAAGAGTGACCTTGCGACTGACACATTCGAAGCATCACCGCGCCGAGATACCCCTTCGGCTTCGAGATGTCCTGGGTACGGATTCGCGACAGGGCATCAAGAAACCCTGGGCGGTCGAACTCACACGCGACCCATGCCATCCGCCAGATGGAATCGCGGTCCATGCCTCGCAGTTGTCCGCGCTGGAGCATCTGCGACATGTCGTTTGCAAGCGAAACAACCCGTTCCAAAAATTCTCCCGTCGCCGACGACCAATCGATCGAACGACGAGATATGTCTTTGTCTGGTATTGTCTTGTCCGGTACGGTTAGGTCCGGTCGTGTGCTTGGGGGATTCTCCCGAAGCGTCGGGGGAGCGTCGGGGGATTCCCCCGAAGATGCAGAAACACTGGTGTTTTCTTGCTGTTCAGCCAATCCCCGAGACAATTCAGCAGCAGGAACGCATTCCAGCCACCCAATGTCGGTGCGTGACGCCCACGCGACCAGATCGACGAAAACAGACTCGGATAACCCAGTGATCCTGGCCACGTGGGAGAGCTTCAGGGGAATCCCCCGACTATTCCCCAACGTCCCCCTGACATGGCAGGTAGCAGCGTAGGCACAAAGAGCACACCACGCGCCATAGATTGCAGCAGCTCGGTCCTCAAACTCTTCAAGAAGCGATTGGTAGCCTGTGGAGGTAAAACCCACTGGCATCGCGATCCAGGTTAGTTGCTTGAGCTTCCGGCTTTCGGCTCGTTCAAAAGTCTCTGCCCACTTGGCGATGCGATAGACGGGCTGCGGGGCTGGTGTCTCATTGTCCATTGACAATTACCCTCCCCATCTCGTAGACAGCGAACAACGCGCAAGCGACGACAGAGATCCATGCCACTAAGGCAAGGAACATCTCAGCCATGCTTGCGGAAATTCGGTCCATCTTTTCGCCTCGCAAGTCGTCTTGCCAGTCGTAAGGAAACAAGCCATCGTCGTCTGCGTCGTCGACGATTTCGAACTCGGAATGTAATCGGTCACTCATCGGATTGCCCTTTCTGATGGTTACAAAGGAGGCCTGGGTTACGTGCGCGTAATCGGCATGACAACGTGCGATTGCAGCTCGTCGCGAAGCTTTACCGGCTTCTCTGGGCTGCTCAAATGCATGGTGATCGTGGTCTCTGGAGGAATGGCCTGGAGGAAATCGGAAACGTATTGAGGATCGAGACAAACGGTCATCGCGTCGTCGAGGTCGATCGGGATCCTGATGCG